GGCTAGAGCGTAGCCACAACCTGAACGTGCGAAAGCCCGGTAGAGTATTTAAACTTTACCGGGCTTTTCGTTTGTACGGTCGTTCTAGCTATCGCTGGCTACGAACGTGGTCAAGAGCATTGGCCAGTGTCAATCGTAGTCTTAGGTCCGTGCAAGCTTCAATTGCTAGGACCAGGATGTGGATCGCGTCAAGTCTATCTTGGATCTTCATGGTTAGTTAACCTCCGTGAATGAATCGCGATTAATCCATTGTGCTTCAGTGTCAAAGTAGCGGCTAATAACTAATAGCTTCTCTGTGCCGAATACCTTCTTTACATCTTCCACAACTACAGGAATTGTCCAGCCATTACAGTTGATTCGTCCGACCTTGCCGATCATTCCCATTAGTTCTTTCATTGTGTTCGTTCCTTTCTTAGTCGATGTGATTAATTGGTTCTTCAATCTGTGAGAGTTCCATTGCAAGGTTAAAGCTAGCTTCCTCGACAACCTTACGCGCTTCTGTCACGATCCTATTTTGTTCTTCAATGACTACCTGCGCGACATTAATCCGCTTTTGATTGTGTTGCATTAGTTTCATCCAGTAACGTTGTTGCGTTGTTAGTATCATTGTCATTCTCCCTTTCATTCTGTGATCATTCGTTGCCAGGTACGTAACCATGAATACTACTCTAAGCTTTCTCATTATCGCTGTCAACTAAATTCGTAATTATTATTGTCCTTATAATGGTAATGATAACTGTACTTGTCACTAGCACGTTCATTGCCATTATTACTGTAACTACCATTGCCATTGACATTGTAATTGTAACTACGACGATACCCCCAACTATAGTACCGATAGTACTTTTTCTACTGTCCAATCTCTCACCCACATTAACTTCTTCCTAACACAATCACTAAGTACCTAATGCAAAAATTTCTCCACTCAAAATCTAAATCTCAAAGTAAAGTAAGATTGAAGTTTATACTTAAATGCAAGTAAATGAGTTTGAGGTGATCAGATCTGGAGTTTGGGCATCGCGGTAAACCTATGAATTCCCTGGGATTAAACCACTTGACATCACAAACCACCTGTGAGACACTGAGGCGTTGGGCAAACCTCATCGAAGTTAAACTAACTAAAATTGGAGTCTACAATGAATGAGAAAATCTCAAAAGTTTTACTTTTAGGACAGCCGCAATGTCCGAAATGTTACATTCCACTTCAGAACAGACTGAACATTGATGTAATAAATTATGAAAATAACACTGCGGTTTTCATACATCCTGTAGTTCAACTTTGTCAGGATTCGGGCAAGGAAACAAAGCCGTTCTTGTTAAGGAACTTTATCACAAATCTGGACGAACATTTAAGTTTCAATGAGATTGAACGTACAGGCCAGATGTCAACTCCGATTCGACCTCAAGGTGAAAATGGCACAGTAACTGAGTTTCCAGTGAGTGATTACAGTGGAAAGGATTCTCCACTATGATCATCAATGGAGTCCAAATCGCCGTCACTCGCGCATGGATTGAAGATGTTCTCCGAATGCGCATTGAAGTAAATTTGCTTAAGATTGAAGATCTTTTCATGGTGACACGTGCACCTTCTGAAACTCTTGAAGGTGATTCATTCATTGAAACTAAGTATGGAAAGCTTCGAGTTTTTTGGCGCAATGATATGCCAGAGAACAAACTAGCTCAAATCCTACATACCGCAAAGTATAAATATCCTCAGAAGAACAACAAACTTGAGTTAGCAAATGTGACTACTGACGTTCCACATCAAAAAATTGATGCTCCAAAGTTAGTTGCTCCAGTTTCGCACATCTCGCGTGAGTTTAATGATGAAGTTAAAAAGGTCGCCGCTCAGGTTTCAGATGAACTTGATCGAGAAGGCTTTAACAAAAACTCGGGCTATGATCAGAACGGAGACCTTGTGAACTGATGGATAAAAACTATACAGCTGTAATTTTAATTGCTGTTTTAGTAAATATCGTTGTTTTAATTACTGCAATTTTAAAAATTGGGACTTGGACTGGAGTAGTTAATACGTCATTAAAGTATCTAGCTGCTGAAGTAGAAAGTGTTAAAGTTACCTTAGCCGTACATACGAAAACTGACAATGATAATTTCGAAAAACTCACTAATAAAGTAAATAGTATTGAGATTAAATTAGCTGAAAGACGTTTAGAGGCACGAAGAAGTTTTAACTCACGCCGGCTTCCAGAATAATGACCAGTAACGAAAGCTTACGATGAAAGATCTGCGAGGTGTTCTGATGGAAAAAGAAATTAAAAATGAAAAAGTCACTGTGATCATTGATCCATTAGAACAGGTTCGTCTATCACCGTTACTAAACTTTATTGACGATAATCCTTTTATTGAAGAAACTGATCATGTTGCAGCCTGAAATCGAAGATAAAACATCAATCGATATTAACTCTGGAATTGCTTCAGTTTTAGGTGAAATCGGTCTCGTTGAAACACCAGCACAGAAAGCTGAAGCAGAAAAAGAGTTTTCTGGACTTCAGAAGATCATGCGTGAACGTGGATGTAGCATTGAAGATGCTATGGAAACAATCGGAAATGTGATGACTGAAGGTAGAACTGATTTGCGTTTACGTGCAGCTGAGATTGTACTCAAAGCTCAAGGTATCTTCAATGATAAGGATTCAAAGAAACCTACTTCAGTTGTAATTGTTGTGAATAATTCATTCGGGGGTGAGCAGAAAAATCTCACTCAGTTGATAATGCCAAACGCTCAGTAAAGGAAACTTAATGGAACCTACAGCTCCAGTACATACATCTTCTACAAAAGAAGTAAAGCCTGCTCCAATTAAAACTTCTGCTATTCCACAATCGAATGGAAAGCGTTTGTTTGAATTGCATTTTCGGGTTGGAAATCGAAAACCACAAGTTAAGATTTTTCAACTTGACGGCGATCTCCCTGTAGCTATCACACGTGGGCGTGAACATTGTGATAAAATGGGATATCGTTTTTGCGGTGTGTATCCATTTCTAGTTGATTTGGATATACAGGAAGCTTCACGTGACGATGAACTTCGAGACTCATCGTACATCTAATAACAAATAACAATTCTACTGAAAGGTTAAACTGAAATGGAACTTGATACTGGTGAACGAACGCTGACGAATCCGATTGGAAATGATGTGGATCTGAAAACGATGGAAGAGAAATGTGATGGTTCAGTTTGTGAGGAAGTTCGAAAAGATCGAATCACACTTTCTGAAATTCCGCGAGTTGAGCTGAAAAAACGAATGCAAGTTAGTAAGAATAACTTGCATAAATGTATCAGCACCGACAGGAAGAAGCTTCGTGAAATTGAAGAGTTTGAGAAAACATTCAGTTCAATGTCCGAAGCAATTCAGGATGGAATGGCTCCGGCATTGCTTCAACGTTGGTTTTACTAAACTTCAATGAAAGAACTTGATCTCATTCGAGTAGCTTACGCACCTTTTGGAACATTCGGAAAGTTTGTTTGCAATTCAAACTTACTTTACACTGTTGAACGTCCCTGGCTAGCGAATCAACATAATGTTTCATGCATCCCTGAAGGTGATTATCTGTGTAAGCCCAAGTTCTTTACACATGGGGGAGGGTATCCTGCTGTTGAAGTACTAGATGTACCCAATCGTTCGGATATCCTTTTTCATATCGCAAACTGGCCTGAAAACGTTAAAGGTTGTATCGGTGTTGGAAATGAACTTGGTGTTTTAGCTAACAAGTGGGCAGTTTTAGATTCATCTCAAGCGTTCAAAGCATTCATGGACTTTTATGGAAAAGAACCTTTTAGACTCAGAATACGTCAAATCAATGGCGCCCATGTCATCATCGGATACTGAAGCATTAGCTAAACTCTACAATACCATTACATCTGACGATGGTCCTTTTTCAGTTGAATGTGGCAAGTGCCATGTGAAGTTTAACAGTTTCTTTAAGTCTTTCAAGCATTGTCCTTTGTGTCATGCACCTCGAATCAAAACAAGGTCGTAAGGAGTTAGTATGAAAATCATTGCTGTAGTATTTTTGTTTTTAGTTCTCAGCGTTTCTGGATTTGCACAAACCGTAAGTGGCACGATTGTATTTAAAGCTACAGCAACAGATAATACTGCGGCTGCTAGTGATACTGAATGTGGAATCAGCTCTGTTCAGATTTTCAATGGTGCTGTTGCAATTAGTCCATTGCTAACTGTACCCACTTCTGGAGATGATTACACTTTTAGTTGGGATACAAAAGGTGTTGCAAATGGAAATTATGTAATTACGGCAGTAGCTAAAGATAAAGCTGGGCCGGGCACCACGCCAGCTAATCTATGTGACGGTTCAAAACCAAATGCTACTACTTCTAATGCACTCAATATTGTAATCGATAATAGACCTGCGGATACAACTGGACCTTCAATCACGATTACCCTTACAATCACAGTTACTCCATGACCCCCGGCGAAATAGCCTTCAATGGTTATTATACTCAAAGAGCACAACAAGGAAGAGTGCCAAGAACGTATAGTTATTCAAGGCTATCTCTAACTGCAAAGCTAGCTTGGGAGAATGCAGCGAGAGCATTAATTTTAGAACTAGCAAGACGTACAATCTCAGAAGTTATGATTCCACTTGATAAACCAAGACACCTTGTAAATGGAACTAAATTTAACATTCAGAAACGCGGAACAAGAGGCGTTTTATTGGAGCAGAAAAAGAAATAATCGATTTGGTGGAGGATTTGGTAACGGAAAAACGTATGTAGCTTGTATGCGAGCATTAACAATGCTCATGACTTTCTCGAATTATCGAGTTGCAATGTGTCGTTTAGTGTATAAAAACTTACGCTCTTCGACAATGCAAACGTTTTTCAAGATCTGTCCACAAGAATTCATTCTCACACACGATGAGAATTTTGGTTTAACTGTACTAATAAATGGAAGCCGAATTTATTGGTTGCATCTTGATCAAATGGATGAAGCTACAGCAAAAGGCTTCGAAATTAATGCACTCGTAATAGATCAGGCTGAAGAAGTTGATGAGCCCATTTTTCTATTAATGGATGCTCGTGTAGGAAGATGGGAGAAAGCTATTGTTCCAGATTATCTATTAGAGCAGTATCCAAATTGGCCAATGCATCCTAAGTGGGGTTATCCTCTTGTACCAAACTACGTTGATATTCTTGATAATCCTTCTGACGATGAGTTTCATTGGGTTTCAAGATATTATGACGATGACTCTGAAGAACGCAAGCCCCTCAGAACTCATTTTTCAATTGTCAGACAGACTGATGATGATCTTAATGATGCTGCTACTATTGAGCAGATTCTTACACGGGATCAGTCTTGGATTGACAAGTATTACTTAGGTAAGAAAGTAATCTCAGGTGGTGCAGTTCACACTATCCTGAAAGATTCTAAGATCAATCCAGATGATTTAGAACTTGATGTTTGGAATGCGTTACTCAAGTTAATAAGAGAAAGAGCATCACTCTACCGCGTTTTGGATCATGGTGAAACTTCACCGACGTGTTGCCTTTGGGTTGCTTGTGTTAATAATGTTCACATTTTCTTTGGTGAATATTATCAACCAAATGAGGTAATTAGTAGACATCGACAGAATATTCATGACATTAGTAACATTCTTTGTCGTGAAGATTCAGATGACGACAGAGAATTAGAGTTTACAGATATAGCTGATCCGCAAATATTCAAAAAGACGTCACAAAAAGCAGGTGGATTTTGGACCACTGCAATGGAATATTCGGATGAAGAGGAAATTACAGCTCCTCCAATTCATTGGTCACCAGGAGATAACAATGAATTAGCGACTAGAAATCGCATCAATGAACTGTTAAGGCTAGTGCCTAAGTTCATGCATCCTGTAACTAAAGTTACACCTGCTCCTGGTATCTACTTCATTAAATCTTCTATTCGGTGGCCTTACGGTTGTCATCAAGCTTTAATTGAAACTGGAAGACAGAAAAAGCTTCTATTAGGTGAAGTTAACGGAAAGAAGTTTTATTCTGAAGATCGAGATGAAACCGTTCCAGATCATGCTTACGATCCAGTTCGCTATTATATTGCATCCCATGGAATTGGAAAAGCAGCCGTAGATAAGAAGCCACCCAGAAGAAGTTTTGAGTATTATAATCGAGTTTGGAAAATGAGACAGCGACCCGATTTCGTACAAGGTTAAAATGGCATCAAAGGCACTAATCAATAGTCCGTGGCAGTCTCGAATCGAGCAAGCTAATAAGTACTATAGAGCTTGGGAAGATCGATTTCGATGTTCTACGCTAGAAGACTATTATGAAGGGTTTCAATGGAAGCTTGCAGCGGGAATTCAGTTAGATTTAGCTGGAGTTCGGAGGCCATATACTGTTAATCTTGTTTATACTACAATCAAACGTAAGGTTGCAAACATAACCTATACTTATCCTGAATTCATCTTAACTCCACGTCCGGGACAAATGGATTGGGATCAAGACTTCGCTGTTCAGTCTGCGCAGTTAAAACAGGATGTACTGAATACTGTAGCAAGCGATCCTAGAATGGAGTTGGTTGAAGATATCAGACTCGCGGCGATTGACTCATTCTTCAGATTCAGTGTAGTTGAAGTTGGATATGGCAAAGATTGGAAGAATCCAAACAAGCCTAAAATGCATCTGAAGTCACATGACGATCCAAGTATCCAGATGGATCAAGATCGTGTTATCGAAGATGCTCCAGCTACAGAAAATACTGCTGCATACACAAAGTGGATCTCAGCTAAACGTTTCCGCGTTTCAATGGCTGATGACGTTAAGCTTAGAAACTGTGATTGGTGTGGATATTACAGTTTTATGCAGATCAGTGTTCTGAAAAAGACAAAAGGGATTGACTGGCCTGAAAACTATTCATCGAATTATTACTCAGTTGACATTGCAGATGCAACTAAGTATTTTGATGAAAAAGGTTATTCCACTGCTGCTGCGAAAGACATGATCGATCGTGGTCAAGTCTGTAAGGTTTGGCACATTTGGGATAACATTACAAAGAAAAGGTTGTTGATTCTTGATGGAAGATTCGAGGAACTTTACAGCGAAGATTTCGAAAGACTTCCATTTTCAACTCACAGATCAGATTTAAGTCTCAAAGGATGGTATCCAATTCCTCCAGTTTGGCAGTGGCTTTCACCTCAAAATGAAGTTAATGAAGCGCGTGAACAGATGCGGCGATACCGTAGACGTGCAACACGGAAATTTGAGGTAACGAAAGGTAAAGTCACATTTGATGAAATCGAGAAGCTGAAGACTGAAGTCGATGGAGAAGTAATTGAAGTTAAAGAAAATGGTGGCAATCCAGTTATTCGTGCAATTGCTAATCCTCAGATTGATGGAAACATTCAAGATGGTTTGGTCACTGCGAAAGACGATTTTGATATCGTTGCTTCTATTCCTGTTGCTCGCGGTCGTGCTTCAGACCGTCAAACAGCTACAGCAACTAGGCAAATCGCCTCAGATCAAAGCATTGTCGAATCCTTAGAACAGATTGACTTTTCACGTTTCGTTGCAGCAATTGGAAGAGAGATTCTGCTTCAATTAGCTGAAAAAATGCCTCAAGGCATGTGGATTAAGCTAACAGTTGATCCAGGTGATGAAACATCAATGTTTGAGGAGATTCAATCTAATTCTCCAATCTTTCAGTATATTACTACACAAGAGCTTGAAGATGGATATGATTTCGATGTTCTCTGTAATGTAGTCAATTCTACTCCAGAAAATATGCTGAAAGAGAAAACAGCGTTTTTGGAGTTCGTTGCGATTACAACACAGTATCCACAGATCTCAATGTCGCCAATACTTATACGTGAGGCTGCATATCGATGTGGATATAAGAATGAACGCGTAATCAAAGAAATGCAGAAACAAGCTATGTTAGCAATGATGGAAAAGGCTAATATGGCCGGGAACTCACTTTTGGCTCAAGGATTATTGCCTCAAGGACAAGGTGGACCGAACGGACAAGCTCAGGGAATGGCTCAGCAACAGTTGCCTAATTCAATGGCGGAAATTCAGGCTCAGTTGCATTCACAGTTACAATAAGCTATGCGAGTTTTAGTTGCTTGTGAGTTTAGTGGAATTGTTCGTGAAGCTTTTAAAGCTCGTGGACATGACGCGTGGTCATGTGATCTAATGGACTCTGAAATTGTAGGTAACCATATTAAAGGTGATGTTTTAGCTATATTGGATCAAGATTGGGATTTAATGATTGCACACCCTCCATGCACATATTTATCTGTTGCGGGTGCAAGGCATTTTGCTAGTCGTGATCCTCGGCTTCAAAAAGATGCCCTAGCCTTTGTTATGCTTCTATTAAATGCACCAATTAAAAAAATTGCTATTGAAAATCCAGTTGGTGTAATTTCAACATTTATTCGTCCTCCAGATCAATACATTCAACCCTATTGGTTTGGCGCGCATACAACTAAAAAGACTGGTTTATGGCTTAAAAATCTTCCATTGTTAACTAAAACAAATGTAATTGATCCAGATAAAGTACGCTCTGGTGATTTTAGTATGACTATGCGAACTAAAGATTGGAGAAAAAGAAGTAGAACATTTAAAGGTATTGCTTCTGCTATGGCAGAACAGTGGGGATAAAATGATAGTTAAATCTGGCAAAAGCTATCAAGTTAAATCGGAATCAGGGTCCAAAAATCTTTCAAAGCCAGGACTAAGTAAAAAGCAAGCTCAAAAGCGATTGCAGCAAGTGGAATACTTTAAGCATCATATGGCTGAAACTCAGGCTAAGATGCACATGAAAGGTTGATATGGCAGATAAACCAGATTATCGAAAGATAATCGAAGATTCACGAAAAGCGGGCGCGATTATTCCTTCAAAGTTCTTCGAGAATAAAGAAGCACGTGATGCCTTGTACAAGCTGAATACGGAGAGTGCGGCAAAGTCCAAAACTATAAAGGATCACGATATGAGTGTATCCGATATGGCAGTGGAAGAAGCTAAAAAACGTGGACTTCCAGGGTACAAAAAAGGTGGAACAATCAAGAAAACTGGCCTTGCTTTGCAAAAAAAGTTAAGATTAAAGTCACGAAGAAATCAAAAGGAACGTCTGACGCTATCAATACTAAGATGGCTGCGATGTACAAGAAGTAACAACTCAAATTAAACTGATCTAGGAGCTAAAATGTTTGAAAAGCTAATGCGATTACATCTTCTGTTCGTTGACGATGATGGTGGTGATAAAGGTGGCGGTGGTGGCAAGGGAGCTAGTGAAGAAGTTTCACTCGAAGATGCCATAAATGCTGCGGCTGAAGAAGTCGAAAAAATCATCACAGTTAAAGATGGTGATGAAGAAGACGATGAACCTGCCGAGAAGGAAGTTAAAAAAGAAGCCAAAAAAGAAGTTAAGAAGGATGTCAAAGCTGACAAGAAGGACAAAAAAGATGATTCTTCTGATAAAGATGAAGAATCCGATGAAGATGAAGATGATGAAGACGAAGAAGAGGATGAGGATGAAGAACTCACACCTGAACAAGCAAAGCAAGCAAAGAATCTTCATCGACTTTTAACTAATCCTGAGACAGCAGAAGCAACACTTCGTGCATTGGCAGCACAAGCTGGAATCAAGATTGAAGGCGCAACATCTGAGAAGAAAGCTGATAAAGCTGTCAAAAGTATCAGCGAAATGGTCAAAGAGAAACTTGGATCTGATTATAAGTTTCTTGGAGACAAACTTGCAAATATTTTTGAAGAACTACTTCCGAACATCATTAAAGAACAAACGAAAGATGTTCGTGATAAGCTGGCAGCTACTGAAGAACGTGCATTGTTAGCTGAAGTTGAAAATGCACAAACATCAGTCAAAGCTCAGTATGTTCGCGTTCCAGATAAGCTTTTAAGGGAAGTTTTGAGAATTCAAACGGAAGGTGAAATGGCTCCTGGAGCTAAATCTACACCTGAGAAGTTTTTCAAATCTTGTCTTATCACGGCAGCAGAGAATCTCAATTATAAGCTGATTAAGAAAGAAGCTAAACCAGACGTTACCACTGAAGGTAAGAAGAAAGAAAAGTCTCCTTTGGATAATCTCGAAGAGAGTAGAGGCTCACATAAAGAAGGTGTGAAATCTACCCAAGTCAAGAAACTCGATGATGCAATTTCAGCCGCTGTTGAAACTGTAACTGCATCAATGAAATAGGTAAGATCATGAAGAGAAAAGTATCGTTTGGTCGATTTCTTTTCTCGCTGGGCATAATCGCTGCTCAAGTTTACGCTTTAGTTTTAATCTTCACAAATCATGTCCACGCGGGAGTTTCTCTTGCAACTATCACGTTTGGTGACACCGCTGCACCAAATGATATTGCAATGTTTTTCGATGCAGTTTTCACAACTTCTCTAAAGAATGCGAGAGGTTTGCTGATTGATAACATCGGAAATTCGAATGCTTTGTTCCATAAGATCAAAGAATCTGATATGTATGAGTCCGCTGATGGTGGAACATACATTGAGGAGGAATTGATGTATGCATTGTCTCCAATGGAACCTTATGATGGGTTCGATGAGCTTTCGACTGCTGAGACAGATGGTGTGACTGCGGTTCAGTATGAATGGCGACAGTTGGCAACACCTGTTGTTTATTCAATGAAGCAGATCATTCAGAATCGGCGCAAGATCATTTCGTTAGTAAAGACGAAAATGCAGCAGTGCCGAATGGGAATCGAGGAAGGATTCTCACGTCAGTTCAATCAGGGATCTGGAAATGGTGCAATTGAAACTGCATATACAAATCCGATCAATGGTGCAAAATCAGTTAATCCTCTTGGATTGCTGATCAAGTTCGATCCGACAACTTCAACTTTCATTGGAAATCTCAATCAGTCAACTTCTTCGTTTTGGCGCAATATCACCAAAACTTCTGCTGCAACTACAGGTGACGGGTTCATTGCAGAATGGATGAACATCTACAATACGTGTTCACTTGGAACTGGCGGCGCTCCTGATTTGAACGTTTGCGATCAGGTAACGTATGAAATTGCTTCAATGGCACTTTACAAACGTTATCGGCAGACTTCAAGCGATCAGAACTTTCCATTTACGAATATTCGAATTCCATTCGGATCTGGAAAGTCGTTGCTTGTTCTGGAAGACAAAATTCCAGACGCATACAACAATCTGATCTCAACTGCAACTAACGGTACAATGTACCTTATCAATTCACAATTCTTCAAGATGCGTTATATTGAAGGGCGTGATTTTGAAATGTTGCAGGATGAAAATGGTAAGGAATTTACCAAACCTGCAAATCAGGATGCACGTGTTGGTGCTGTTGCTTGGATGGGACAGACAACATTGAATCAGCGTCGCAAACAGGGAGTTTTGGGTAAGATTGCACGCATGGCAGCATACACATTCTAATTAAGAATGTATCGGGTGTAAGGTAGCGTGGTAAGGGTGAGTAAACGATCTGAATCACAAAATTCATGGATCTTTATTCATCACACGCTACTTTACTTCAAGATTATGGTGAGATCCTTTTGGGAGATCAATTTCAATGAGATTTAAAGTTGTTGGTTCAAAGCGAGATATAATGGCAACCGTGATCAGAAACTCTGACACGATTAGCATTAAAGCTGGCTCTCCGGTATTTTTGGCTGTTACAGGAACTGAAGATGGTTTGCGAGCTGTTTCGTCAAACAATCTTGCCGCTGCATTGCAAGGTAACTTCTTCGGTTTTGCGTATGCTGACATTGCTGTGAATGCTTTTGGTGAAGCTCAGGTTTGTGGATTCAATGATGGAATTCGACTCCGAGCAACAACACGAGCAGCTTCTACAGATGTGTGGGCTTCGTATCCGGCAGGTGGAATCGGTGATGCACTTCTACCTGTAACTGGAACTGGAACTGCTGCTGGTTCTACAGATGCAGATCAAGGTATGTCGAATGCTGGATCTGCTGCTGCATCAATTCGTGCTCTTGCGCGATTGGGTCAGACGTATGCTTCGCAGACAACGCAAGCTTCGTCTCTCAATGCATCGCAGACTGCATCGTTCATGACCGTGAAAGCAATGGTTCACGCGTTCTAAACTAACTTCGCTAATGGAGAAAGGGAGGGACTCAGCGATGGGTTCCTCCTTTAGATTGATGAAAAAAGTAAAACCTACTCGTGTAATGATTCTTGTTAATACTCTACACTCAATCAATGCTAATGTGTATGCCAATCACGTACATATGATTGGGTATTCAGCAAAACATATTCCCGGATTGGAGTTTCGTTTCTTTGCTCCACATCGGATGTCCATTGATAATGCACGAAATACTGCTGCAAAGTATGCATTGGAAATGGAATGTGATTACGTTTTATTTCTTGATGACGACGTTCAAGTTCCACCGGAATCATTAAAGCTTCTACTTGAAGCTAATAAAGATATTGTTGCTGGATTAGTGATGATTCGTGGGTATCCTTTTCATGTTATGGGTTTCAAATGGGGCATGAAAAAGAATACTGACACAAAAAAGAAAGTTAAATCCCTCATTTACTTTGATGATTTAGCTCAAGAGAGATTGATCAAAAAAGAAGGTAAAAGAGGATTTTGGGTTCCTGAGTCAAAGATCAAAGAACGCTATGGAATGAATGGTCGGCAGTGGTCGAAGCTTCCAATGCGTTTGACTCCACTGCAACCAATGGCAGCGATTGGATTTTCGCTATGTCTCATAAAAACGGATATCCTCAAAGCAATGGAGGAGCCATACTTTCTAACAAGTAGCAGCCATACTGAAGACGTTTACTTTTGTATGAAAGCTACTGAAAGCTTAACTCCAAAGCCGTCAATCTACATGCATACAGGAGTTCAATGTGGGCATATGCTTAATGCAGAGCCGATTGAATTCGCAAGTATGCCGCTATTTAAAGCATTCTACGGAATGATGTACGGTAAGGAAGAAGTTCCGTTTAGTCGTAATGAGGATTATATTGCAGCTTGTCTCGCAGAAATCCAGAAGCGTGAGGCAGGCAAATGAAAAAGCAACCAGTACTTAAAATCAACTATGGCTGTGGTGAAACAAAACTCAAAGGTTTTGTGAACGTTGATATCGAGAAAAAGGTTAAACCTGATTTGGTATGCGATCTACGAAAACATCCATTTCCATTTAAACCTGAAACGATCGATATCATTCAATGTATCCATAACATTGAGCACATTGAACAAGTTCATTGGCCTGTAATTTTTGGTGAGTTTTGGAGAGTGTTGAAACCGGGAGGCTTGCTTTATCTTGCTTATCCTGAATTCGAGAGATGTGCTAAAAACTTTCTCGAAAATCATAAAGGACAGCGAAACTTTTGGCGTGCAACTTTGTATGGAAGGCAGCTTTATCCTGGAGATTATCATGTTGTTCCTATGGTTACAGGTGAAGTTGTAAGCTATTTGAGTGATGCAGGATTTAATAACATTAAGTCCACACCTGAGCCTGCAATGCCATACAACACGTTTGTTGTAGCATATCGAAGTACGCTACCTAAGACAAAAGAGATCGTTCTCAGAGAAGAGATTTTTGGTAAAGTATGAGCGCATTCGCAGAGCTTAAAACTGACGTTCGAGCTAATCTTGATGATGCTGGAGTTACGTTTTACTCTGAAGCGGATTTGACTGAATCGTTCGAAGATGCTTACTCTGACATCTTCTTTTTCACTCGATGTTTGATTAAGAAGGTAACGCTTCCTTTTATCAATCGAACAGCTTATGATTTCAAGCTTTTGGGTGTTGAAGATTTCATGTGCGTTATTGCAATCTTTAACAACAATACAAATCGTTGGTTGTTAGATAATGTTACGTATCGTGATCTCGATGCGATTCGATCTGATTGGGAATTGTGGACAGGACAGCCGGCGATATGGTGTCCCGTTAACTTTGATTTGAATGTCATTGCACCTTACATGCCAGATCCAACTGGAACGTTTGATCTGTATTATGCAGCAAAGGCTCCTGATATCACAGATGATACAGTGACACCTTTAGTTGCATCTGATTGTCAAGATCTGTTTGAACAGTACGTTAGTTGTGACATGCTTGAAAGTGCAGAAGAGTTTGGAAAAGCAATTGAGTATTTCAAGATGTACAATGAAGAATTGGATGATTACTTAGAAAGAGTCCGTAATCTTGCAAAACGAGATTTACTACTTCGTATTTGACACTACACGTTTAGAGTACTAATACTCTGAGCACGACAACGAATGGCAGTTTTCACTAGCGATCAAATAAATCGCTATGTTTTACAAGCTGAACAAGCATTTACAAATGACTTCAAATGCATCGTCGATAGGCTTGCCTTAGACATTGTATCTGGAACAGATTTGTATGTCCTACCTGATTATGTAATCGACATCAGAAGGATAACCTATCGAGGGATCAAAATTGATCCAATCTCTCAACGTGATGTTAGAGAATATCTCGATGGACTCAATTCTTCTGGCACTCCAGAAAACTACGTTTTTAACAACGTTGGACAGATGACCATAAAGTTATTTCCAGCGCCAACGGAAACGCTTGCCAATTCTCAAACTGACCTATACAATCCTGAAGTAGTTAGAGTTCAAGCTATAGTTGAATTCTACGCAGCTGCGGATGGAATTGGATATAAACTTCCAGCGTACATTCGGCGTAGACTTGTCAAAGCTTATGTTTTGAAGCAGCTATTTTTAGCTGAAGGTAAAGGACAAAACATCAAAGCTTCAAAGTATTGGTCTCAAAAATGGAAGTATCTTAAAGAGAAGTATGGTCTTCAGATTGAAAATCAGCTAAATGAACCACGGCGGTTACTTGCAAATGGACCACAGTATGGAAGACCTTATCTTGCACCTCCAGTTTTACCATTAGGTATGCGTGGAATTGGAGTAGACCCAGGAGAATAAATGTCAGAAATCAGAAAACAGCTTTCATTTACGGCAAGGAAGTTTGTGGATGCAGAGATTAAAGCTTTGCCAACCGCAGTAGTTGAAATCATTCCTACATTTGGAATGAATAAACTCATTGTTCCAGTTAATGTCCACGTGCATCTCAAATCAACTGGAGCATACACAAACTTTGATGTTTTGGCAGCGTTTGCACTTCTACGTGGAACTGCTGGTGGAAGTATCTTCACAATGGATCAGATGGATACTTTGCTTGGTAGTGCAGTTGATATGGATGCAAACATGATTGAGCAGCCTATCTTTGATGCTCCACTGGATATCATTAACAAGCCATTGAATCTCAAAGTAACGAATGCACTTGGAGCATTTACGGGCGGCAATTCTGCCAATGCTTTAACTGTAACTGTTGCTTACTATGTATTGCATGTATGAGCAACGAAACTCCAAACGATACTCATCTTGAGAATTACGTCCGTAGATACGCAAACGATCGTGATGATCTCAGTGAGATTGAAGATGCAGTTACTGAAGCTGTGCCTGTAAGTGAAACATCAGATGATGTACACCTTGAAGACTACGTGAGACGTTACGCAAATGACAGAACAAGTTAAATTCTTTGATGCATCCGCTGGTTGGATTGCATCAGACGATCAGATTAACGGTCGTAAAAATGGGTTGCTTCGAATGGATGGGATTACATTAGATGAGAATGGCGCTCTCATTATGTCTAATGGAACACGAAGACATGTAACAACTTATCCAGCAGTTGCGCATACACTGTTCTCGAAGTTTGTTTGTGGTACAAAACGACGATACCTAGGATTAACTTCTGGAGCAGTTTATCGTGATACTACAGCGATTATTGCTGCGGCAGGTGCATCGGCTACACGGGGCGCGTTTGGAGTGTTTTCGGACTTCGTTTTAATCTCAGCAGGCAAATCGATCTTCAAAGATGCTTGTGATGGAACGACAACTAATATTGTTCTGGATGCTCCGACAGTTAAACCTACTGTTGCTGGCAATGCTACAACATTCATCAGTTCAGCAGCCGCGGGCACGATAGCTAACTTTGTAGCTGAGTATGGAGTAATCACATTTCCAGCTGGCAATCTTAATATTCAATGCACTGCTGCATATGCAGGTTTGCTTGTTGGTAGCGGACATAATACGAATGCTGGAGATTTTCCTCCAAAAGATCTTTCAGGTGTTGATGATGATCTTTTCCAGTTTGATATGTCTACTTCAGCTAATGGCTTAGTCCAAGCTGTGCAAGTAAACTTTCTACTGAATGCAGGATCGACAGATTACTTTGAATTGCTTCTTGGGATTGCAGACCTTTCTACAATTAACACGCTTTCATTTGTAACAATCTCTAAGAAGCGTACTGACTTTACAAGGATTGGAACGGATGCTACGTTAACTTGGAAGAACGTTGTAGGCATCCAGATCATTGTACGAACAAAACCGAATCCTTCTGGAATTGGATTCCCAAGTGATACATTCAAAAACTTCAAG